ATGGTACATGACCGCATAGCGGAGGAACTGGAGGCGAAAGGCTTTTACCGGAGGGCGGCGGCGCGATGGGGTGAAGTCATGCAGCTGGTGGAGACAGACAAGGAACGGCATCACATCACGATGCGACGGCTGGAATGTTCAAGGAAGGCACAGAGGGCACCGGAGCCGCCGGATAATTTCGGAGACCTGAAAAAGGCAGTCGATCGCACTTATGCCGAAATGGGTATAGATGGTGCTGGTGATGAAATATGGCGCAATTACCAGGACAGCTAATCAAACAGCCGGAGAAATCCGGCTTTTTTTGCACCAGTTGAAACGGTATGGCGCATTACCGGGTTTTCGTCACGGTCAGGCATAGTTACTATCTGAAACAAACAGACACAACAGAGGAAAAAAACAATGCCGATGAAATTTGATGAGATATTAAAACAGCGTGATAAATACCATGCTGACAACATGGAGACGATGAGCATCAATGATTACCGCGCATTCCTGGAGACGGGCGCACTGATTGAAAAGGATCAGCATGGTTTTGTGAGATGTGCTCTATCCGGTGAAATGCTGGCGGTAAATCCTGAACAGATAGATGCATTGATAGAATTTCTGAAAGAGATCAGAGACTGAGCCAGCACACAGCACACATAGCCGGAGCAATCCGGCTTTTTTGCGCCCAAAAAAAGCCCGATAAGGTCAGAGGGTTCTTATCGGGCTTTTGCATATGAGGTTTTTGGATGCACTGGCGTTCGTGATCGGGATAATCATTTCATAATTTGCAACATAACTCAATATCATTGCATAAAATGCAATTCTGATTATAATCAGGACTGGATAAACATCCAGTTATGATTTTTTTAGTCGAAGAGGAATTTCTTACTATGGCTGAAGAGAAAAAAAGCGGTGTTTCGGTGTACATAAGCCCCGAAATCGTGGAGGTGCTCAAGCAGCGCCACAAAAAAAACTATGAAGCTGGCGTTGCGGCTGGACTGGATCCGCTGATGACGCCGGAGCCGTCGATAGGTTCACTTGTACGCTCTTATTTACTTGCGGCGCTTGGGATGCATAAAAATTATGGGGGTGAATAATGGCAGGCAAAGCAACGGCACTTAACACTAACCAGCTTTTCATGTACCTGAATCGCGGGGATATTGCGGATTTTAAATTCAGCCCTCTGTTTACCACGCTGTTTTTCCCGAACGTGGCGACATTCAGCACGCAAAACATCATGCTGGATACCCTGGACATTGAAGAAGTCACCATGTCGGCGTTTTGTTCGCCTATGGTGGGTAGCCAGGTTCAGCGCGATAAAGGGTACGAAACCAGCACAATCAAACCTGGCTACATGAAGCCAAAGCACGAAATCGATCCAACGAAAACCATCATGCGCATGGCTGGAGAAGATCCGGCACAGCTTAACGACCCTACCTATCGCCGTATGCGCCTGATTACTGGCAACATGCGCCGCCAGATAAACGCCATTAAGGCACGCGTGGAATGGCTGGCGGTGAATGCGGTAACGACCGGAAAAACATCATTGAGGGCGAAGGCATAGAACGCTATGAAATCGACTGGAAAATACCGGAAAACTGCATCATAGAGCAGGCCAAGGGTAAAAAATGGTCCGAGCAGGATAAAGACATGCACGACCCAATCTATGACATCGAGCTTTATGCTGATCAGGCTGGTTGCCCCGCAAACGTCATGATTATGGGCGCTGAGGTATGGCGCACATTACGCAGCTTTAAAAAATTCCGTGAGCTGTACGATCTTTCCCGTGGTTCAGAATCCGCCGCCGAACTGGCCTGTAAAAACCTGGGCGAAGTGGTGAGCTTTAAAGGCTATCTTGGTGATCTGGCCCTTATCGTCTATTCCGGCAAATACACTGACAGCGATGGTACCGAAAAATATTTCCTTGAGCCTGATTTGCTGGTCCTGGGTAACACCAACAATAAAGGGCTGGTGGCCTATGGTGCGATAATGGATCAGGAAGCGGTAAGAACGGGCGCAACACAAAACATGTTTTACCCGAAAAACTGGATTGAGGACGGCGATCCGGCGATTGAGTACGTGCAGACACACAGTGCACCGCAGCCGGTACCGGCAGATATTCGCAAATTTGTTACCGTCAAAATTGGTTAACGGGGGGATTCTATGGACACTCCATACATTGAGTTATTTGCAGGCAGTCAGCAGGTATCCACGACGTTGGTACATTTTGCCGCTGATGCTGGCGTTATTCAGGAATTTACCCCGCTGATGCTGGCAGACAATGGCGAGTTTAAGCCGTGGGATGGTCAGGAATCTGGCAAGGCTGTTTATCTGACCTCGTACCCTGTGGACACGTCAAAGCAGAAATCAGCACAGTGTTACAAGACGGGGATATTCAATATTGCCGCCGTTAACTGGCCTGAGAGCGTCGACACCGATGCGAAAAAATGCGCCGCCTTTGCGGGTTCCGGCGTATCCGTTCAGCCGCTGGCCCGATAAGCAGGGGGAACGATGGCAACGAATGAAAGCATCATGACGCTACCGCTGGCGAGTAAATTTAAAGTCGAAGCGCGGGCAATGGCTGACAGAGGTTTATCAACCTATGAGGCCGTATATCAACTAAACAAACTGGAAGAGCAGGACAAGCCGCGCGCTGATGCGATTATGGCGCTTCATGAGCATAAAGACTATCAGCCGCTGTTGCGTGCAATGGCAAACGTGCCTTGTATCGATGTTGGTACGGCTAAAAGCATCCTTAGCATGACCATAGAGCAGGAACGTCCGAAGGTTGCGCCGGAACTTACCGCAGCCTTTGAAAACTTTATGGACATGCACAGCCCGCAAGCCGTATCAGCTGGCATGGCATACGATGGCAGAAACCAGGGCGATGACGGCGACATCGATCGCATACTGAAAACCATCTGAGACAAGGCCGGAGAAATCCGGCTTTTTTACGGGTCCTTCCTGGAATTATGGCCCGTTACGGGGCGGCGACCTCGCGGATTTTCGCTATTTATGAGCCTTTTCAGGGTGGTGGTGGTGGTTTTGTTGTTTGATCTATCTTTATGAATGAAAAGGGAAAGATGCAAGCAATACACCAACCTGAAGCAGTAATTAAGTTGGTGTATTAATGAAATCTCATCTGATGAACAAAAAAACATGGCGAAAAGCTGCCGTGTAAGTGCGACAGCGTTCGACAAGTGGGGAGTAACTCCCGTTGAGCGTAAAGGCCGTGAGGCGTTTTATGATGTTGCCAGCGTGATAGAAAATAGGGTTAACAATGCAATTAGCCAGCTTATAAACGACAAAGGCGAGATTGACGATGATGAACTTTTACGAGTCAGGATCAGATTACTGACAGCACAGGCAGAGGCGCAGGAACTTAAAAACGATCGCGATCGCGGTGACGTGATTGATACTGAGTTTTGCCTGTACGCGCTTTCAAAGCTGGCGAGTCAGATTTCATCAATCATGGACAGCCTCCCGCTTACTATGCAAAGGAGCTTCCCACAGATTACCCCCGCCATGCTGGACAGGCTTAAAAGGGAAGTGGTTAAAGCCTGTAATGCCAGTGCCAGAGTTGCCGACAACCTCCCACAGATACTGGCTGATTACTTGAAAGAAACAACCGGAAACGTACCGGAAAAGTTGCTACAGAAGAAAGGCGAGTAA